ACAATTGGAGAAATTAAATTTCAGGGTGAAAATTCTAATAGTGATAAAGTTGTTTTTGCGAAGTTAGCAGGTAAGATTGCGGATGCTTCTGAATCAACTGAAGATGGTATTATAGAACTTCATGTTCAAGAAAATGGTACAAGTGAAGCTGTAATACAAATTAAAGGAGATGGTATACATATTATGTCTGGAAAACAAATAACTTTTTCAGATGGTACAACAATGTCATCTGCAACTTCAGGCGGAACATCTTCGGCTGAATTAAATAAAGTTAAGACAATAGCAATAGCACTCGGATAATAATATGGCTACAGTAAAATGGAATCAAGATGTTAATGCTGGAACAGATTGGATGGCTGATATCAATATATTAAATGATGATGGTACTCCAAGAGATTTAACAGACCATACATTTGAATCATTGATAAAAAGACATTACAAGTCTGTTAATTCTACTGAGATAGCGGTTACGATTGTAGACGCTTCTGTAGGTAATATACAATTAAGATTAACATCTACACAAACTTCAGCTTTGAAGAGTGGAAAATACTTATATGATTTAGAATCAACCAGAACAGCTGACGGTATTAAAGAAAGAATTCTACAAGGAGTATTAACAATTCGTCCAGAAATAACGATAACGTAATATGCCTATTCAAGTTAATTCAAATAACGGAAACCCAATTTTTTCGCCTGGTGTATTTACAGGTGGTGGTGGTGGATTAGATCCTAATGACCATCCCCCTTTGGTAGATTTATCAGACGTAAATAAAATAGGATTAAATGACAATGATGTTTTAGTTTATGATCAATCTTCAGGAAAATTTAAACCTGTTGATATTGAAGTTATAAACGATAACGATGGTGGTACATTTTAAGTTAGTTGCGCGCACGAAACAAAATAATGATTAGTATGTAGTAAATAAATATTCAATAATAAAAACAAAGGAAATAAAAATGTCAAATAAAATTCAAATTAGACGTTCCGACTTAGCTGTTGCTCCTGCTGCTGGTTCATTGGCAAAGGGTGAAATGGCATGGGTTGACCACGGTGCATCTCAGGGTGCTGGTGGTGCTAACGGTATTCTCTATATTGGTGACGTTAGTAGTGGTACAGCTATTGTGCGTACAGTTGGTGGTACACTTTCTTCACAATACACATTGGACTTGTTAACTGATACTGCATTGACAGGTAATGCAACAGCTACAACACAAGCTCCTACAGATAACTCAACACGAGTTGCTACAACAGCATATGTTAATGATCGTATTAATCTTTCTGGTGGTTCTTTCGCAACATTGACTGATACTGATTTTACTGGACAAGCACTGGCTAATGGCCATGTTGCTGTTTGGGACAATGACGATTCAGAATGGCAAAACCAAGCAATGGGTGGCGACATTACAATGTCTAAAGACGGCGTTGTTGCAGTAAATAGTGTTCAGCCTGGTGCTATTGATCTGGACACAGATGCAAGTTCTCCTTATGTTTCTGACATTCAAGGTACTGCAAATGAGATTGAAGTTGCTTCAGTTTCTACAGGCCAAGGACGAGCATTCACAGTTGGTCTTCCTGATGATGTAACAATCACAGGTGACTTGACAGTTAACGGTACAACAACGCGTGTTGAATCAACAGTAGTATCTGTTGCTGATCCAGTATTCGTTATTGGTGACGATTCTGCACAGAACACACAAGACCGTGGTATTGAATTCAAATACAACAAAACTGCTGATGCTGCAAATGCTAAGCTTGGTTGGTTTGGTTACGATGCTACAGATGATGCTTTCACATATATCCCTGATGCAACAAACACAGGCGAAGTTTTCTCTGGTACTGTTGGTAACGCAATTTTCGCAGACATTACTGGTGAAATGCAAACAGCTGTACAGCCTAATGTTACAACAATGAGCGGATTGATCGAAGTTGGTACAATCACAACGGGTACATGGAATGGTACATTCATTGCATCATCTCATGGTGGTACTGGTATTGATACTTCTGCTGCAACTGGTGTTGGTATCGTAACAAACGGTACATGGTCAACTCCAGCATTCTTGGATCAAGCACAGGGTGGTACAGGACGTACTTCAACAGCTGACGGCGATCTTTTGATTGGTGCTGCTTCTGGTGGAATGACTGTATTGGCTATGGGTTCTGTTGGACAGAAACTTGCAGTTTCTGCTTCAGGAACAGCTGAGTGGTCTGACACATTTGACGGCGGTACTTTCTAAAGTTAGTTTAATTTAGAAACAACATAGTAGATTCACCGAAGGGGGATGGGGATTTTCCCTGTCCCCCTTTGTTTTTTTAGGAGTATACATACTTACAGACAGGTAAAGAAATGCAATTAAATGAAACCGCTGACCTAATTGAAAAATTAGGCGTGCCAATTGTTGGTTTGCTATTGATTGGGTGGGGTTTTTGGAAAATTGTGAAGTGGCTTCAAGATTCACTAACAGGAAAGATAGGGTATCAAACAGATATACTTATCCAACTTATAGACCGTATTAGAGTATTACAGACAGATATTTTAAAGCTGGATACAATGATACGAACACGATTTGGATTAGAGGTAGATGAGCAGAGAATAGAACGTGCTGATGAACCAATGAAGAAAAAAAGGAAGTAAATAGTAATTTAATAATTCTATATTAAAGGAGTCAATGAAATGACTGAAGAGAAAAAAGAAGTAAAAAAGGAAGAAAAACCAAAGGGAGCACCATTAGGAAAACCTATTACTGATCCTGACATAACAAAGGAACAATTACAGGCACAACTGAATTATGCACAAAAACTTATTAATGTACTTCAAGCAAAAGTAAATGAAGCTAATGGTAAACTGGTACAGATTGAAGCACAGTTGGAAATGGCAAATGAAGATAGAGCAAATATGTTAAAACAACTAGAACCAATGGGAATTACCCCTTCTGAATAATAAAAGGAAAACGGTATGGCTAGTGTAACATCAAGACAGGGATTGAAAGACTATTGTTTAAGAAGATTAGGACAACCAGTAGTTGAAATAAATATTGATGATGATCAATTGGAAGAAAGAGTTGATGACGCATTAGAGTATTTTCAAGAATATCATTTTGATGGTGTAGAAAAAGTTTTTCTAAAACACGTTATTACTCAAGTTGATATTGATAATGAATTTATTCCAATGGGGCTTGATGAAAATGGTAGTGTTATTTTTCCTGATGGTGGCCCGGTTGTTAGTGTTGTTAGGGTATTACCCATTCCAAATTTTGATGCATTTCAAGGTGGTTTCTTTAACGAAGAATACCAGATGAGATTAAATGATTTAAATAATTTTTCTGGTTCTTCTTTGATTCAATGGCAAATGACGTTACAGAATTTCTCATTAGTTGAAGAACTATTTTCTATTGCTCCAACAATGATGTTTAATAGAAGACAGAATCGAGTTTATTTAGAAGCTGATTGGAATGAAAAATTTAGTGTAGGTGACGTTTTAGTTATTGAAGCTTATAGAGCATTAGACCCAGCAACATATCCTGAAGTTTGGAATGATATGTTTTTGAAAAAATATGCAACTGCTTTGATTAAACGTCAATGGGGTGAGAATATGAAAAAGTTTTCAGGGGTTGTATTGCCTGGTGGTATCACACTTGATGGCAAAACAATTTATGATGAAGCTGTTGAAGAAATAAGACAGATTGAAGAAGAAATCAGTCTTAAATATGAACTTCCAGCAGATGGATATGTAGGTTAATATGGCTACTAATGCTTTTTTTAAGAATTTCAATTCATTCCCACAGCAAGAATTACTCAATAGTTTAACTAAAGAAATAATTCAGTTAAGTGGTATTGATGTATTATATTTGCCTAGAAATGAATCATCTTCTAAAGATACTATATTAAATGAAGATCCATTGGTTTCATATACTTCAGCAAAACAAATTGAAATGTATATTAATACTGCTACTGGATTTGAAGGTGGTGGTGATGTAGCTTCTAAATTTGGTTTAGATATTCAAGATGAATTAATTTTAGTTGTTAATAAAGAAAGATTTACTGAAGAAATATTTATAGCAAATCCGAGAGAAGGCGATTTGATTTATCTCCCTCTCGGTAAAGGATTATTTCAAATCAAATTTGTTGAACATGAAAATCCATTTTATAGTTTAGGAAAAAATACAGTACACGAATTAACGTGTGAATTGTTTAGATATAGTAACGAAAGGTTTGATGTTCAAGGAATAGAATCTGGTGCTATATTTGATAAGATTGAAAGAGATAATGCAACTACTATAGAATTAACTTTTCCATCTAGTGCTGGAACATTATTTACTCAAGGTGAAACTGTATTCCAAGGCGAAGACTTAACAAATGCAACAGTAACAGCAAAAGTTGCAACTCAAGTAAGTAATACATTAAATGTTTATAGAGTAAGTGGTACTTTTGTAGCAAATGAAAATATTAAAGGTAATGTAAGTAATACAGTAATTAATTTAGATTCTATAAGTGATCAAGCTATATCAACATCAGAATTTGATGACAATGAAGAATTTGAATTAGAGGCTGATGGAATTAATGGTGAAGAAGGTATTTTAGATTTTTCTGAAACAGACCCGTGGAGTGAGGGAGACATATAATGTTTGGAAAATATTTCTACAATAAAAATATCAGAAATATAGTTATATTATTTGGTACATTATTCAATGATATAAACATAAGAAGAGTTGATAATGATGGAGTAGTACAACAAAATTTAAAAGTCCCTATTGCTTACGGCCCTGCACAAAAATATTTAACAAGAGTGGAACAGGGTAATATTGATGTTGAACAGGAATCAATTGGAATAACACTTCCTAGAATGTCATTTGAAATTATTACAATGACATATGATTCAACACGAAAATTACAAACTACACATAAAATAACAAATACAGCGTTATTAAATAAATTATCAGGAATTCAACTGACAGATTTTGGTTCTGGATATACAGAAGCTCCAACCGTTATTATTCAAGATTCACCTGAGGGTGGAGTAAATGCTACAGCTGTAGCAGAAATTACCGATGGTTCTGTATCGGCTGTAAACCTAACTAATGATGGTTCTGGATATACATCAAGACCAAGAGTTACTTTTTCGGGCGGTGGTGGTACAGGCGTAAAAGCAACTGCTTCTATAGATGGAGATACTAGAGATCCTGATAGAAAAGTATCAACATATACACCCGTACCATATAACTTTGAAATAGACTTATCAATAATGGTTTTGAATAGTGATGATGGAGCTCAGATACTAGAGCAGATTTTACCATACTTTACACCAGAGTTTCAAGTAACCATGAATGAGTTCAAGACATTGGGAATTAAAAGAGATATTCCTGTTATTTTAAATAATATGTCAACAGAAGATGACTATGAAGGTGATTTTCTTACAAGAAGAAGTTTAGTACATACTTTGTCCTTTACAGTACAAGGTTATATATATGGCCCAGCATCCATCAACGGAATTATTAGAGAGGTTGATGTGAATGTTGGAACTGATTTTGAACTTGATAGTGGAGACTTAATTAATATTGATGTAAAACCAAATCCTGTAGATGCAAGCCCAGATGATGAATCAACAACAACAACAACAATAACTTAATGAAAATTAAAAACCAATGGAAAGAATACTGCTTATAATAGTCGGTATTGCTATGTTTATTATTGGTGTTATTCTGAAATTTACAAAATGAAAAAAGAAACTGTAAAAAAATTAAATGATATATTAGAT